CGGGGGGATCCGCCTATATGCCGCGCTCTAAAAGAGCGTTTTCTCACCTAAATGAGGACATATGAACCCTGTAACAGGTCCATTCATTACTTATCCGACAATGCCATTTAGCAATTGTCGTCGGGCGAAAGCCGAGCATGTTAAGCCTTACAACCTGCCACTACCTTACTCGATGTATGATTACTATGGCAAGCACACGTCAGAGGAACTCTATTCTGACGGTACTGTCGGTCCGCATACCACCGTGAAGGAGGCGACACTGTCGTCGAACTCATTTACAGACTTCGATCGGCGCGATACGGCTTGTGCAAACAAAGCCTATGAGCGCTTTAAGGCGTCTGTTGGTGATAATGCTGGATGGGCTGAAAACATCGCTCAGGCCGGGAAGGCTGTTGAGATGTTCACTCGCCAGGCTCAGTTGCTTGGTAAAGTGGTTACAGACCTCAGGAAGGGAAGCTTCGCTTTCTTGCCTGAACTCCTGCACTATGGGGAGGAACGAATCAAGGGACGTACTGTCCGCGACTCTCGGTTTCAGAAGTATCACGACCAAAAGGCTTACTGGACGCTTAAACACGCCCGGAATGAGTCCAAACGGAAGACGTGGTACACCGATGTAGCCGGGATGTTCCTTGAGTTTGAATATGGATTACGACCGCTGGTTAAGGATCTCGTCGACACTCATAAGGTGCTGACATCTGATCCTGGCATCCGTAAAGTGCACGGAAGCTGTCGTGATACCATACGGGAACGTAGTTTTACGCGTTCCCGACTAGCGAACGGCAGTTATGCAACTACCGACACCGACAATTACTGCTCCTTTAGGTGGAAACTTGGTGGATTCGTCCGGGTATCAAACCCGAACCTCTATCTCGCAAACGCCCTTGGTGTGGTGGATATCGCGTTGCCGTGGAAGCTGATTCCGTTTTCGTTCGTGGCTGATTGGTTCTTCAACCTCGAGCAAGTAATCAGTTCGCATAGCGACTGGTTTGGGTTGACCTTCTACAACCCTTGGCGATCGCATCTGAGGTATGGAAAGGGGACTACGAATTCACATTCGTATACCGTCTATTCCTCAACTCTGAGTATCATTACTAATGATCACTTGGATCGCGAGTTCGTCGAAATGGATAGGGTCTTAGGGCTTAGTCAGCCAACCTTCCAACTGAAGCCGTTCCGGGGATTCTCACTGGAGCGCGGGGCGCAAGCCATCGCGTTAATCACCAGTGTGTTCGCCGGTCAGAAAGTTAATTTCCATTAAGGAACCACCATGCCCGCAATGGCTGCACTCGTCGTCAAGAAAGCCGACGACGTCACGAACATCACGTATGATGTTCTCACCCCCTCATCTGGCGACAACAGCCCTGCTGTTTGGCGTCAAGACACGGGGGCCTCTGTCGCTATCCCTCTCGGAATGCGAGCGCTGCTTGCGATGAAAGCGCTGTGGAACGGTCCGAAAACCGCCCGCCGCACCGTCATCGATTACAAGCGCCCGTATCCGGTCCTCAACACGGCCACTGGCCGCTATGAGTCGATCGATTCCGTTGTGATCCACGTCGAAGTTACTGCCCCTCAGGGCATGCCTCCGGCTGAGATCAATGAGGGTGTTTACCAAGGCCTGAACTGTTGTGGAGCTCTGCTCACACGCCAGTCCGCGGCCGCTGGTTTCGGTCCCCAATAATCTAGGGGATCGGTGATGGACTCCTTTTCATGTAATATGGAAGGCGCTCTCCAATTTTGGGAGCAACTGGACTGCTCAACATCACTTAAGCTGGCCATCCTGGCCAGGCACGGTGATTGGGCAGAGGTTCTGGCCGCTAAGGCCGACCCGGGGCTATTCGCTGACCACATTGATTACGGTCGCGCGAACGCCGCATGCACTCTTCTTCGGAAACACCCTAGTGTCCCTAATGGCCCCTCTCCGAGTGATCGGATCAAGGCCGCGAAGGACAAGTGGTTCCAAGGCGAGCGCGCATGTTTCCTAACCAACGAGCAGTTCACTCGATATCAGCCTGAGTTCATGCAGCGCATGGACGACAGTCTGCCGGCGGAATTCATCCGTCGGGTCAGAGTAAAACTGCGAAGCTGGCTTGGCCATCCCCCAAGCGACGATGAAATCCAGCGTCGTGCAAGGTTTGGTCCGGGAACTACTTACTCCAGTCTTGTTCGCAACCCTACGGCTGCAGACAAGTATAGCGAAAAGCCCACGATAACCCGGAACGCCATTTGGCACCTTGCCAATCTGGTTGGGACCGCCTGGGGCGAGCAATTTTCAGCTCGTTACGGCGGCCTTCGTTCCGCGGATTGTGTCGAAGTTGTCCGAGGTAACCGTTTCGCAACGGCCCCGAAGACCGCCTTGACAGACCGCGCCATCTGCATCGAGCCCAGCGTCAACATTTACTTCCAGTTGGCGATGGGCGGGTGCATACGGAATCGACTGAAAAGGCTTGGCTGGGATCTCAACCATGCCCAGACGATCCATCGCGAGATGGCCCGTCGAGGTAGTGTTGATGGTTCTTTCGCCACTATCGACCTATCAAACGCAAGCGACACCATAGGAAAAGGCCTTGTTAGGGCCCTCCTGTACGTGCCGTCCTTCGATGATACCTACGTCGCCAACCAGCGACAGTGGTACCAGCAGCTCGACGATCTCAGATCAACGACTACTGTGTTCGAAGACGGGCATGGCGTACTACTGGAGAAATTCAGCAGTATGGGTAACGGTTACACCTTCGAGCTTGAGACGCTGCTATTCGCAGCTATCTCTTCGACTGCCCTACAGATGGTTGGGGGTAAAGGAGTGCTTGGAGACGACCTCTATGTTTACGGGGACGACATCATTGTCCCTTCCGAACATAGTCAGTCTGTAATCGCGGCTCTGAGGTTCTGCGGCTTCACAACTAATGCAGATAAGACTTTTGTCGCGGGCCCCTTCCGGGAGTCCTGCGGCGGCGACTTTTTCTGCGGACACCCCGTGAGGGGTTACTACATGAAGCGAGATCTAAATGAGCCAGATGTCCTCTTCGCGTTCTACAATGGGACGCGGAAAGCTTTACTTGATGTTGGGTGTCCTTTCGGGGATATTCACGGCTGGG